ATGACGTTATTGAGACGATTTCTGATGACGCTGTGGAAACCTCAGCGGATGTTAATGGAAACGTAAGGTACGAATTTTCAGACGGATCTGGTTACTTAATTACTCAAGATGGCAAAGTAATACCGTCAGGAGAAGTTACTGGCCGCATGTACAAAGTCAACATCGACGCCGATCCTGATGAGCTGGTTGATTGGGATGCTCCGGTAAGTGATCAGCCCAAAGCGGTTCAAGAAATAGTCGAAGCTTATAAGCAAGGAGGAGACCAAGATTTATCGTTAAAAGAAAGGTTCGGCCTTCCTTACGACCCTACAGATGAGCAGATAATGAAAAGGGCGGTTAGCGCCCCCGGAATTATAGAGAAATTTAAAGAGAGAGGCATCAAGGGCGTTAAGTACGCTGACGCCTTCACCCGGCACAAGCCGAAGGACAAACGCTCTAATAATTACGTTGTATTTGACCCTAGGATCATAGAAATCAGCAAAAAATACGGTATTTCTATTCCTGCCGCTTACATGATGATTCAAAGCGAAGATGCCGAAGCCGGGATGTATGATCTTGGTTTAAGAATAGCAAGAGAGGGGGTTGATCTTGCCGAGAAAGCCCCTGCTCAATTTAATCGCGGCACTAGGAATATGGCGAAGAGGGCTTCTCTTTCACCTCAAGAAAAGGCCGCAATTGAAGAATCTTTGTTGGGCGGCGACTCAGAGTTGGCAATGAATGTTGCTCGTGACTGGAAGAAAAGACATCCGAACGCAGACTGGGCGCAGCCTAAAATCACTGGCGCAAACCTGACTGAAGACAACAAGGTTGAGCTAAAGTTTAAGGCGATGCCTTATGCTTACAATATCGACCCGAAGACAGGAAAACAGGTTGAGCCGGGTTCAGCCCAGTTTAAGAAAATATCTGATGGTGTTGCTGACGAGATTATCGATTATTTTAAAAGGGCTGAGAACCCCGATGACTTGGCCGCAAGAAACGTAATCAACAACGCCGGTTGGTATAAAAACGTCGAAAGACGCTTGCGTAACGAGTATGGTTCTTTTTCTGAAATGGTAGGCGATCTGCTTGGCGCTACCAGTCCTAACACACCTGTGGCAACTAATTTTAGATTCACGAAAGACATACTCGACGGCTTTGCTCGGGGCGAATTTGACGAGCTTATGGAGGGTTTCGCCGACTCCCTTGACGCTCGTTATGCGCTGGAAGACCAAGCTGAGGCATTTTTAAAAGCCGAAAGAGCAACCGGTCGAAAAGTAAAAGATATCAAAGCAGACCCCAATTACACAGCCTTGATCAATGAATCTAAAAAAATCGGGGAAGAGCTGCGGGACCAGAGGAACATTATTAGGCAGCGAAACGGTAAACAATTTGGCATTAATTCTTACAACGCCATGGTTGCTTTGGCCGACAAGTTTAGAATCAGAAGAGCTGGCAGCGCCCCTAAGGCAAAAAATTTCGCAGGAAACTTGGTTGGTGACAGCCAAGAGGCAACTATCGACGTTTGGTCTGCGCGAAACCTTAGGAAGCATAGCGGAAGAAAACCTATACCATCTTCTGCGGAACAAGGCGTTACGGGCAAGGTCGTTGATCCTGACAATTTTGTTAGCAATTTAGAATTTGGTTTTGGTCAAGCTGTTATTAGGGATGCTACTGACAAGATCAACCAGTTCCTTGATCCTAATAGTCCTCTTTACCCGCTTGAACCAAGGGATGTTCAGGCGCTTCAGTGGTTTGCTGAAAAAGACCTTTGGACAAAAAAAGGGTGGACCTCGAAGGCAGGCGAAGGAGGTTCTTTTGAGCAGATGCTTGATGCCGACCCTGTTGAGTCAATGTTTCTCGGTCTTAGCCGAGAACAAAGCATGGATACTCAAGGTAAAGATTTTGTGCCGTCCTCTGATCAGATGCTTGAGAGTATGTCGAGCATTTTAAGACCGGCTAACACAGACCCTGATGTGGTTACCTACAAAGGACTACCTACCAGCGGTGCTTACTTGGGAAGCCCGGAAACCGCCTTGGACATCGATATCGTTACCAAGCGAGACTTTATACCAGTAGAGACGCTTGATTTAGCGGCGGTTCAAGCGGCAGAAGATGCCCAAGACTCATGGTTTGTTGCGAGAAGGATTAAAGATGATTTAGGCGCATCAAAACCAGAAATGTTCACGGTAGGTTCCGAAATATTTTTTGACGGACCAAAGCTTGCTGACTCAGATTTAATTCAAGATATCAGCGATTACTTGATAAAAAACGATATTCCTGCTTACACAATGATCGTTGACCCAAGAAATGCGAATAGCGTTATTGGTTTAAGAGTTTTAGATATTCCCCAGTTTAGTGGAGATTCTAAAAAGTATGCTACAATGTCTACAGATGAGTACAAAGACACGGTAGAGAGATCTTATGGACAATTTGAAACGCTCGGAAGAAATCTTGAGGAAGAGTTCGGACAGGTTAAAGCAGCCACGCCAGCCTATTTTGACGTTAACGTCAAGTCGCTTGCAGACACTCAAGACTACCTTGGACAATATGGAAAGGCAGCTAGAGATCCTGACGCTCTCAGACAAGAGTTTTACGGATTCAAACCGGCGCAGGAGAGGTTCCGCCAGTGGGAGGGTCAGTCTCTTCCGTACTATAGAAAATATAAAGCTCCAGATTCAAAAGGAAGAAAAAAGTCAGAAGGACTTGACGGACTAGGATTTAATGACAAGTCCCCTAAAGCTCTTGGCGCAGGGATCACAGGCTTAGGAGCCACAGCAGTTTTTTCTTCAGAAGACGCAGAAGCAGGCGGCTTAGGCGTAAAATCAAGAAGAATGCCGGATGACGTTGCCTTCAAAGCTGCTCCCAAGAAAGAGTCTCCCGGCGTAGCATCTCTAGCAGGCCAGCTAGGTTTAGGGGCTATGAGCGAAATTGGCGGCGCGATACTTGGCGGGGCAGCGGGAGTTGGTGAGTACCTGAGAGGGTTTAGATCTCCCGTACCCGCAACTGCTCAAAGCATTCGGGATGCTAACAAGGGTGTTTCTGATTTTGTTGGTGGTTTGTACGATGCTGGCCCAGAGGCCCAAGCGGTCGGCCAAGAGATCATGCAGGGTATTGGCGAGACAATTGCTCCGATTGCAGAATATGCGATGGAAGGCCCAATTATGGACGAGCGCGGTTTGAATATGTTGCCGCTCATTGCTCAGAAGCTTGGCATTCCTGCTTATCAGCTTGCAGAAATGTTGTTTAATAAACTGCCAGAACGAGAGCAAGAAGCGGCGATTAGTGCCTCTGATGTGGTTCTTTAGAGAATAACCTCCCGCAGATCCCCGCACTTGCGGTATAGGTGGAAGTAAGCGCCGTTGTCTTCTAACTTTCTGATCCGTGGTTCAATAACTTCGTCAAAGAGTTCTTCTCCGCACTGCCGGGTCTTGATGAAAGCGCCGATCTTGCCATCGTGGTGGTACTCTTCCAGCTCATACATGTCGTTCATTTTCTTCTCTCCAAAGTTTGAATAGGTAGTTTGATTCTGGGCCTGCGTTATGTTCTCTCCGCATAGCCTGCCTAACTGCTTTCTTCTGTTGACTCAAAGACTTATGTTTCACATGAAACATTGTTCGGCTTATTGTCTCGAAGTATTTTTCCATTCTTCTTGGTCTCCGCTAGTATCTTTTCGAGTAGATCAACGATCTGCCCGTGGTTTTCCAAAACAACTTCTGCTTCTTCTTTATCAAGCTCAATAATGATCTTGCTCATGGATTGTACCTCTTGCCGTGTTTGTGTGCAACTGTTTGCACATAGACTCTTTCTATGCTCTAATGCGTTCATATTAACCGAGGAGTAAAAATGAGCGCCCAAGAAAAGAAAGTGTATTACAACCGCGTCCGCCGCACCTGTAAGCTTCATGATATAGAGATTGTGTATGACGGTGTACCCAAAATGTATCGAGCCGTCGAGCTAGTAAAGGATGGCAGGGTCATGTTTGCTGACCGCGCTCTTGGTCGTAAACCGCTCGATATTGACTGGAGGCGGCTGCACGAAGAGATGACTGACTACGGTTACAAGGGAGGAATCAAGTGATTAGACCTATCACCCAGATCAACATGATTTATGGCTATTGCAGGGTATCAACAAAAGAGCAGTCGAAGTCTGGCGTTTCTATCGAGACCCAGCAGTCTTTGATCAGCGAGTTCGTTAAGAATAAGTACAATCGCCCGGTCGATAAGTGGTTTATTGACGATGGCGTAAGCGGCACAGTCGATATTCTTGAGCGCCCCGGATCTCGCGCCATGACTGATGTGATGGACGAGTCTGACGTTATTGTCTGCACCCGCCTTGATAGATTGTCTCGATCAACTTCCGACTTACTATCGATGATTCCGGTCCTGCAAGAGACCAACATCACGTTGTTTTTCTGTGAGCAGTTCGGAGATATGCCGATTGTTTACCCTAAATTTGCAGACGAGAAGGGTTTGAAGTCGCGGTTTGATATGTCCGACATGGCAAACAAGATCATGCTGATGGTATTATCAGCGGTTGCTGAGATTGAGCATGCCAACATCAAGGATCGATTTGGCGAGGGTAAGGTCGATTGGGCGGCTCGCGGATTCTTTATCGGTGGATCCGTCCCGTTCGGATATATTGCCGAACCTGTGAAGATTGGTAACAAGACGCGCAAGCGCTTGGTTGAGCATCCAGAAGAGCAAAAGGTGCTGAAGTCGATTCATCGCCTCCGCGCCCGAGGTCTTGCTCCAAACAGTATCGCCAAGCAGATCAATAGCTTGTACAAGGGTCAGAATATGTACGGGACCAAGGTTCGGCGTATTTTAGATCGTAAATATCAAGGCTTATCAAGCGCAGCATAAAGGATTAAGATGGGCATTCACTTAGGAGTAGTTATGACTGCTTTACAGGATATACAACTGGCCATCGCCAAACTCGAAGCCTCGCTTGAGCAAGATTTCATGACGGACGCTGTGCGTGACATCATGACAACTGCGGTTGCTCATCTAAAGGATGCTGAGAGTCAACTGATAGGCGGCTGACATGCAGGAAGGATGGGGTCGCGGCACTTGGGGTTTAGGTGCTTGGGGAACCCCTCTTTACATTAATGTTCCGGTAACGGGCCAGCAAACAACTTCGGCGGTCGGGTCTATGACCGTTGTTGCTGGGGCGGTGGTTCAGCTTACCGGCTTGCAGATTAATTCTGGGCTAGGTTCGCCAGCGGTCGATGCCGAAGCGAATGTCACACTTACCGGGCAAGGTATTGCCAGTGGGCTTGGTGCTTTAAGCGTAGACGCTGAGGCAAATGTCACGCCTACCGGTCAGCAGATTACTTCAGCGGTTGGTTCAATTCAGATCGTCGCAAGGGCGATTGTTCAGCCATCAGGCGTTCAAACAACATCTGGTCTTGGATCTCTGACCGTTGACGCTGAAGCAAATGTAGCGCTAACCGGCCAGCAGATCACTTCCGCCCTTGGGACCGCTACTGTTAGGACGGTTAACAATGTATTTTTGACCG